AAAGAAGATTATATGTCTATGGATATGTGCAAGATATTTTGGATCAAATACCCACACAGCGGAATTAAAGAAAGAGTGTGGATGCATACCATAAGCCGATTGTACTTATTTAAAGGTAATAAGCGGATTGCATACGTAGATTATGGACGACCCAAGTGATTTTTACAGTTTAGAAGCTAGGTTTGAGGTAGGAGACTTAGTGAGGTTTACGGGGTATAACTATACACCAGACTTTTTCTACATAGATGAAGATGACTATGATTTAGGCGTAATCATAGCCGTACATGATCGCACATATTATGCACCTGTGTACAGCGTACATTGGTTTAAAGCGCGTAAAGTGACAGCTGTTATACAAGACCATCTTTCTATGGTTATTAAGGAAACTTAGTACTATTTATAGCGGTGCAAGTTGACCTTGCAATAAAGGTATAATATGAGTAAAATAAAAGGCGCTAGCGCAATGGTAATTGTGTGCTTAGCAATGGGTACGGCATATGCAAAAGATGCCGAGGAAGTAGTAAGGCCGCATGGCCTAGAACATATGTCGGAAGATACGTTGGTTATTCCCCAGAACTTGTGGGAAATCATTGGTGCTTATACAGCAAATCACCCGGGTACCGAGAAGTTCATCAAGCCAGCCAAAGACTGCAATTTGGCCAAAGATTCAAGTACCGACTATCTTTTACAGCTGCAAATGTGTAAAGAACAGCGAAAAGGGTGGTTGAAGATTTAACCTGCATATATAGTATGTGGGCGAACCTGATTACATTGTTCTCGATTCGGGGGATATTGTGTTTGATACCGTAACTAACGATTGGGGTATACTACTTCTTCGAAAGCTAGAATTTACATATCGATATTCGGTTGAAGACGAAGACCTGCGTATATGGGTGTGGGATATGTTCTGGACACCTTACGCTGGTTCTGAAAGGTATACTGAAGAAAGCCTACTTCGCATGATCGAGGTGGGACGATTAGTTCTGTACAAAAATGACGACTGAGTACTGGCGCGAACGAGTAAATGATGTTATACTATGTAGCGGCGACATGATAGTGGATTGCATAAGCGGTCATTATGCTGTTCTTGTTGAGCGGGTCAAAAAAGATGTCGGTTATGAGGTCGAGTCGAATATATACTTTTGGAGAGTCAAGTGGTCATACAATATCGACGATTATCGAGATGTTCCTCATCCTAATTGGATGGAAGAGGATGGTCTGAAAATGTCTATTGTGGTTGGTTTCTACGATTTGTACTCACAAAATCAAGAAAAAATTTAGGAAAAAATTATGAAAAAAATTTCGGCGTTTGGGGGTGCTATTGTTGTCTGTTGATTTACAACCATTCAAGATTGGCGATCTTGTCAAATATATCTACTATGACTGGGAGGCATCACAACTTGGCGGGGGTAACCCTACCGGTACCGAGCGTTCTAATCTTGCATTTATACTTGACATTATTAATGACCCTGACGAAAAACAAGTCGATCTCTTTCCAAAGGTTTTAATCTACGACGCGAAGCTTAGAAAGAAAGTGTTGACCCATGCATACAACGTAGAGTTTATTTCGCGAGCCACATAGTTACTTTAATGAGCAAGCTGCAAAGAATTTTAAAAACTTTATCCGTGGCGGCCTTCTTAGCTAATGTGTGGCTGCTTGGTTTTGCACACATAAATGATATCTATGACTTACAAATTTTAGCTATTATTAATATGATTTTACTAAGTTTTGCACTTTTGTACGAAGAAAAGGAATAGTTATTCGTATTTACAAATAGAGGGGTCTATGAATGAAACTATTATTTTTTCTTTCTGCGCTTTTGTCATGCACTCAAGATTATGCGGTAATCAATTCACAAGAGCCAGAAACCATTGTTGTCACGGAAACAATCACCGAAACAGAAACGATTGAAGTAGAAGTCCCGGTATATGTAGAAGTTGAGGTACCGGTTAATGAAGGTGTAATATGGGTTGACTCATTTACACAACATATGTCCGTCGACGGCATTGATATTATTTGGGTTATCGACCGGTCAGGCTCTATGGCCACGCACAATGATAGATTAATTGCCGGCGTGGAAGCGATGATTGCTGCTCTGCCCACAGCTGACTGGAGATTGGTCATGATTAGTGCTGATGCAAGAAAGTCTATTGTAAGTACAGAATTTCCGTTAGTACCTGGAGATGATGGTGATGATGCAAGAGATATGTTGGATACACTTACATCTGCCCCGTTTGAAGAAGGCTTTAATGCGGTTTATGATTATATTGTGCTAAACCCATATTCCGGCACTTGGATGCGACCAGAAGCCGGCCTACTTGTTGTCTTTGTGTCAGACGAAGATGAGCAAAGTAATATAGAATACCCCTTGGTATCTGATTTTATGTCATGGTATCAATCTCAGCGCATGGGATCAGTTTTTATGGCTAGTATTATCAATATAGAACCTGAAGACTCTTTATGTGGCGGCTGGACTCCCACACATTATGTTGGTAAAAGATATCGAGAAGCAACAAATATGTTAGGTGGTGTAGTTCTTGATATATGTAGCGAAGACTGGACTCCAGGTGTCACCGATGCTACACACTCAATTGAGCCTTATGAGAGTTTGACTTTAACTCATCAAGCTGAGCTGGATTCAATAAGGGTATTCGTTGACGGAGCGCTAAATCATGACTGGTACTATGCAGAATCAGACAACACGGTTTATTTTACTATTATTCCAGCTGCTGGTCAATTAGTTGAAATTGGATATAGATATATAGAGTCGGATACCGGTGATACGGGCCCATAAAGGAAACAATAAAATGAAAAAATTACTCAAATATTTTTTAGTAGCATCGCTGTGCTTATTTTCCACAAGCACTAATATCGCGCATGCAGAAAAAGCTTACAAGCCAGAAGCACCGGTGGAAAAAGTTAGTAAATCGCTTTCTGTTGTAGAGAGAAAAGTGAGAGCTGCAGCGGTAAAGGTTGTCACTGGTGGTGGTCACGGAAGTGGCACTGTTATCCAGTATAAAGATTTGACATTAGTACTAACCGCTAAACACGTCGCAGATGGAGTGCTTGGCAGTAGCTACTTGGTTGCAAATAAAGATGAACAAAGAAACTCTATTTTAATTTATCAAAGTCGCGAACACGATATAGCAGTGCTTTTGGTACAAACTGAGTTTCGATATCTTAAGCCTATGCCTTGGAAACCAACTAAAAGCTACGATGTTGGCACTGATATAGTTTATTCTGGTCACCCATCGTGGCACAAACTAATGTCGTTTGAAGGCAGAATTGCAGGCTATGAACAAGATCCAGTGGCCGGTACACAACTTATTGTAAACACATATGGGTGGTTTGGATGTTCTGGTTCAGGTATTTATAATACAGATGGAGAATTAATTGGTATACTATATGGAGTTGATGTTCAATATGCATATGGTGCACAGATACAAGAGAATATGATCTGGGTTGCTCCAATTAAAAATATTAATATTGATACTGCTCTCGATGCTTTTTGTAGAGGCAGCATAAAAAATTATAAAGCTTGCAAATGAATCGAAAATGGAATAAGTTTCTCACCGAAGGTGAAAGAAAAGAAGTAGGAATTGTTGTTTGTCTCAATGATAAACAGCAATTTTTAGTTATTAGGCGCTCCGATATCGATCATAGGGCTGGACAATGGACAATTCCTGGTGGACATATTGATGATGAAGACGATTCTATAGAGTCTGGTGCCGTTAGAGAGCTTGATGAAGAGACCAATTTAAAGTGTAATATATCTGATTTAACTTATCTTGGAGAACCAAAGAACAAAAAGTATTATTATTTAACACAAAAATGGTCAGGGGAAGTAGATGTTGATAAACCCAATCCACATACCGGACAAGTTGAACATGATGATTGGAAATGGCTCACTATAGAAGAGGTAAAAGACTTGGAAAATAGCGAGATACCGATCTATTTATTGGAGAAAGCTTTAAAACTTGCAGGATTTGACGAAAATGGATGATTTATATGGCGCAATCGCTGAAGAATTTATGAATAAAGACGGAACCATTGACGAAGAAAGTCTTCATCAATGGTTTAAAGGTGGTGGTTGGCGCCAAGCTGGAGGAAAGTACGATGGAAAACCATGTGCTCGACAGCCCGGGCAGAAGACTACACCAAAATGTGTTTCGCGTAAGAAGTACAGCAGTATGTCTAAAAAACAAAGAGACTCCGCGGGCCGTCGAAAAAGAAAAAAAGATCCAGGACAGACTAAAAAATCTGGTGCAGCAAAGCCGACTTACGTAAAAACAGATCCACAGAAAGGTGGGCGCAAGAAAAAAAAGAAAAATGAGGATTTATACATGGATTTAGAACAAATTATTCAAGAAGAACTTGAAGCTGTGCTTGATGAAAAGAAGAAAAAGAAGGGTGGTAAAAAAGATGCATGCTATCACAAGGTAAAATCGCGCTATAAAGTGTGGCCATCCGCATATGCTTCTGGTGCTCTTGTCAAATGTCGCAAAGTTGGCGCTAAAAACTGGGGTAATTCTAAGAAAGAGTCGATTGTCATTGAGTTTGAAAATCAATTAGTAGAAAATGAATTGTATGAGCGTGTAGAAACGTTCCTTGACGAAGCGCTACACTATGGTTTAATTGAAGAAAACGATGAATTAAATGAAAAAAAGCGCAAAAAGAAGGGCTGTACACCTGCAAAAGGTAAGAAATATGCCCGCAGAGTGAAAGGAAGATGTGTTTCTTACGGTGCTAAGGGATATTCTATTGCTCCAGGTACATCAAAGGGTAATTCTTACTGCGCTAGGTCTTATGGAGACATGAAATCTCATGGAAAAGACTGCTCTGGAAAAGATAGAAGCACTCCATTGTGTCTTTCTCGCAAGAAATGGAAATGTTCAGGTAAATATTCACGAAAAGGCAAGTAAATATGGCCTCTGATGAACAAATTCTTGAAAAAACCACTGCGTTATTAGATATTTTACAAGAAAAATGCTGGGATGGTTATAAACAGGTCGGTTTAAAGAAAAAAGGCGACCGAATGGTGCCAAATTGTGTCCCTGTTAATGAAAAAGTACTCCGAGAAGTCACCGAAGACGAGATGCGAGTGCTTGAAGACGTCTTAGACGACCTTGATCCAGCTAATTTGCCCCTAAATGACCTTTTTAGCAACAAAATGCGCGTTGTTATACCTTTTCCAACCATAGATACTGGTTCTGAGCTTGGAAAGTTCGCAGAATTTTTCAGATCTCAAGAATACGACGTAAATTGGGAGAAAGGTATGGTATATGCCGAGCGTGATCTGCGCACATCAGACGATTTTCTTGATACTTTGATGGGTGGACCTGAACCAAAGAAGAAAACTAAGAAGATTCAGATGAAAATCGGCAAGCTTTTCTCCAAATTAGTGGATTTAAGCCGAAGAAAAGACGAAATATACCAAAAAGTATACAAATATATGGAGGGTGTTAATTACAAGCTAGCATCTGGCCTACCAATTAATACACCAAACCGAGTTACCGGAAAAATGCTCAAAGCAGCACTCGACGAGAAAGAATATGAGAATTTTGAAAGAATTAACACTCAAATTAACTTATATGTCGTAAATCCGGGTGTTGCAGGGCCGGCCGGATATGATTTAACCGATTTAGCCACAGAATACGGCGAATATTGGAAAAAGAACGCTGGATTCATCAAAAAAGAGATAAATAACCTTGATAATGACAAATATTCCATTATTATTACTCGACATCCGATAGATGTGCTCAGAATGAGTGATTTTGACACTATTACCTCTTGTCACTCTCCAGCTAGTCGCCAAAATGCCTATCAATCGTACTATAAATGCGCTGTAGCCGAGGCTCAGGGCCACGGAGCGGTAGCATACGTGGTTGAGACAGAAAACCTTCTGAGCGCCACTAACACGGGCAATATAGACAGCGCAGAGCAAGAAATACAAGAAGGTGAGATATTTGCTGACGATAAACGCCCATTTACCGGTGATATTGAGCCAATTTCTCGCACGCGCATCCGGCATGTTAGATATTACGAAGGTGACGAGCCTCCAAAGCGCTGGGATGATGGACAAGACGTTGGAATGCCTGAAAAGCGTGTCTATGGTATGGATATTCCCGGTTTAGTCAACCAAGTTACTGATTGGGCAAGAAATAGCCAGGAAGAAGTCATCGCAAATATGCCAAAACAAGATGGTATGATTGATCTTAGTAAATTTATGTTATTTGGAGGTTCATATGAAGATACTGCCAATAAAGCCGGCCGACTCGCGTTGATGAAACAGCTTCTTGGGCCGGGCGTGGAAGTTGAAGGCTCGATGAAGCAAAATACCGACACAGAAGATGATCTGGATGCCAATTTAGTTGGGGATATTATCGCACAATACGAAGGGGAGTGCGAAGAAATAATGAATGAGTACAATAATACAATGGCTCAAACATACTCTGACTATGAAGTTCAAGATGATGGTGCAGACAGTGCTTATATTAGACCTTTTGCGGCGTTTATTGCAAAGTGGCCGGTTGATGAGTGGAAAAGACTACCCGGCAATGATGAACAAGTTGTGTGGAACTCTGTTGATGAAGTAATTGCGATATATGGTGATATATTTGAAGATTCGAATAACTATACACCCGTTATTCGTCGTGTTCGCGAAGAAATACACTTAACTATGAAGATTAATTTTGAACACCCTGACATTTATGGTAATAGCTATATGGCAATGCCAGAAGAATACAGAGAAGCACTTGAAAACATTGATAGTATAATCGATGATAGAAGAGATGCTTTTGAAGCTGTCCTCACTGATTATTTTAAGCGTGAGGGGCAAATGGAAGGCGGTAGATATATGGAACTCGCCATGTCTATTGAAGACAGAGCACTTACCTCATATGAATGGGATCTAGACACTGATGGAGAATACTCCGAGTCGTATGAGTCTACAGCACGTTATACACATTACTACGATCCAGAAGATTTAGGATTAAGCATTGAGGTGCTAAAACAGATTGTTGATTCTCGTGACTTTAAAATTGAATTGAGAAAACAACTTTTAGAAGAGCCAAGAAAAGCAATAAATACACGATATTACTTATCTATGGATGCTGTGACAGTTGAAAAAGGCGGTGAGATTGGATATACCGCTGTATTTTCCATTAATGCTGACGAGCCTGATATTATGGCTCAGTTGTTTCAAGAGCTTGTAGAGGGTGAGATGGATGATGAAGACAACCTTAATGTAGTATTCAACAGGGTACTAGCTCAGTTTGTTAATTCTCGCAAGCCTGCGTTTATGCAAACAAACGAATCAGTTGTTAAAAATTGGAAGGACTATTTAAGATTATGAAGCTTATACTTGAAAATTGGAGACAATATATGGCGGAGGATATGCCTGAAGATTGTCCGGAACCTACTCAAAATCCTAAATTAAATGACGAGAATAAGCTTAAAGCAGCAATGGATAAAGAAATTCAGTATGGATATCCAGAAGAAATGCTGTCTCAAGATAAAAAATGTGGTAATTGCGCAGCTTTTAATGTCTCAGAAAACATGATTAAATGCGGTGGCGCCTCTGAGGATTATTCCACTGGCTATTGTATGATGCATGAATTTACTTGCGCTGCCGATAAGGCATGCCTTACTTGGGCGCCCGGTGGACCTAAAACAGAAGATTCTTTGCAAGAAGAACTTTTAAAAGAAAAATGTTGGAAAGGGTATGAAAAGAAAGGCATGAAAAAAATGTTTGGTAAAATGTACCCAAATTGTGTCAAGAAGAAAAAGAAAAAGAAGAAGAACGAAGAAATAGAGTTAGATGAGGCTGACCCAAAGAAGGGAACCGGAAAAAAGCCTAAAGGTTCTGGTCGTAGATTATATACCGACGAGGACCCGAGCGATACCGTGTCGGTAAAGTTTTCTACCGTTCAAGATATTAAAGATACTCTTTCTAAAGCATCTTTTAAGTCTAAATCACATAAGCGTCAATCACAAATTATAAATTTAATACACCAAAGAGCTAGAGCAGCGTATAATAATGCTAAAGACCCTAAAGTTAAAGCACGTTTAAAGAAATCATATGATTATGCTAAAAAACGTAAAGAAGCTTCAAAGAAAAAAACCCAAAGTATGAATAAAGCCCAAGATGATTC